TGAAGAAGTCCAAGCGATGAGTTATAAAAAGATGTTAAAATCTTTATTACTTAAGACGCCTAAATTTACAGGAGGAATGGTTTACCTTAATAAAAAAGGCAACGTCCAAACCAAAGTGTTTAAAAATGGCAAAGTTGTTCACTAATGAAAAGGAAATAAAGCCAGCGATCCAAGCCGCTGTAGATCAATATGAAAAGTGTCGTCGTAATACTCTTATTAAGCGTAAGCGGAATAGAAGAAATAAAACTAAAACACAACGGAAACTGCGAAGCCATCGCGGAGAACTGGCGTCAAGTTAATACCACTTATAAAGATGCTCCCAATCAAGGGAACTATACTTCAGCTGGTAAACTTCTTGTGGGTCACATTTGTTATTGACCTATTCTCAACAAGAAATTGGAGAATAGGTATTAAAGAGAGGGAAACTTCCCATACCACAATTTCGCCACAATGTCAATTAGGAATTTATTTTCTCAGTTTCTTTTAGTTTTTCAGCACAAGTAAATTTAATAAACACCTTATGTTTATTAATGTAGTCTTCTCCCATCACATTATACAGGGTCAAGGTGTCATTGGTACCGGCATACATACACTCGGCCCAGGTATTAAACTCAATATTCTTGGTATAGGGAGGTTGACAGTTCTCATGCAATGCGGAGCAAATTATTATACTTAAAATTATTATTTTCATATTGACATCTTTTAAGGATTGTCCTATATTCTAATTTAAAAATGAAAAGGAAAGAACATGACAGACATTAGTAAATATCGAAATGTATCCCTAACACACGATACATACAATACTTTAGTCAAGCTATCAAAAGTTTTATTACCCGATGCGAAATTATCTATCAGTAAAACAGTTGAAGCCTTGGCTCATGAGAAAGCAAGAAAATTAAATGGCAAAGTTCCAACAAAAATACGAACAGACTGAATCTAATCAGGACCGAACACCCGAGCAACAGCTTTGGATTTCTGTCTTAACTAAGGCAGCGGACGATGCTATCTATACTTCAGATTGGTTAGAAGCTAGAAAAGCTATCGCCTGGTTTAGAGCGAAAGGCAATCACTTCAAAGAAGTTTGCGAATTGGCCGGTTATAACCCAGACTATGTGGCTCACAGGATGCAACGTCCTTTGGATGAAAGAGAAAATGTGATGCAGTGGGTAAGACGAGGGAATAGAGTTTATGTACAAGGGAAACGCCCCACTATTTATCACTCTCATTATCGATTGGGGAAGAAGAGAGGAAAATATAAAAAGAAACATTTAACTGGAAATTCCTACTATGCCGCTAAACGTAAGAAAAATCCCTATTATGTTAAGATCGGAAAACTAGGGGGTCGACCAAGGATGTATAATAATGTATAAAGGAATCTGTACAAATTGTAATGGAAATGGATATGTTAAAATCAAAGATAAGGAGGGGCATGAAAATGTTCATCAGTGCTGGATGTGTGAGTCTCAAGGAGAACTTAAATGGACTCAGGCTCAAGTTGATAACTTTATTTATAATCAGTACTTTCGTAAGCGGGTGCAGTGAGTTTGCGCTCCTTAGTGCTGCGGGTGGTGCTGCGGCGTCTCAGAACGCCTACGCCAAAGCCTATGGCGCTATGGATTTTGGGGTTGTTCTTGCGACCGATTACGACATTAAAACGCATGCTTATAAGAAAGTTAAGAAAGTAATTCATGATAAGAGGCGATAGTAAAGACTACGAACTATTAGATAAATGGACGAAAGACTTTGATTGCGATGGTTGGAAAACTGTTGAGATTGGAGTGAGAGAAGGACTCGGTTCGAAGATCATCATGGAGAATTGTAAGAACTCCTTCATGCATATTGGTATCGATCCCTATAATAATTTAAAATACCAACACTATGATAATGGCCCGGCTTATACGGCGGACTATACCAATGCCATGCGGGACCAACTGTTAAAAGATTTTGAACCTTATAAAGGAAAATTTCATCTAGCCAACATCACCGACTGTGAATTCATGGAATCCAGAGCCAGTGAATCGACATATTCATTTGTTCATTTCGATGGACCTCACACGAGTCGGGATGTCTTAACGCAGGCTATTTGGTTTGCGAATCGAAGCGCCCCTCATACACGCTTTGTTTTCGATGACTATCCACTCTATAAAATGAAACTCATTGGAGCGGCACTAACTTTGTATGGATTTAAAACATTAGAAAAAGGAGAAAATAAGATATGTCTAGAAAAGAAAACGAACTAGATTCATTTAGTGAGTATCCCACTTACATTAAACATTGGGAAGAAGCACGCCCCTGGGGCTGGGAAATAAGAATCCTAACCGAGACGGGATTACATACGATTCATTGTAAATGGAAAGACTATAAACGTCCCCACCAACTGAAGGAGGAACGATGTCCTCACAATTAGACGATGACGATAAGGCGGAGAAGACTTATGGGTTTTTCTTTGCTGACGCTATGCATCTGTTGGAGGATCATGATATGCCGGTCGAACTCGTTGCGGGTACGATGATGGCTATTGCTCAAAGACTCTATAAGACTCATTTAAATGAGGATGAATATGAAGCCATGATGGATAAAGTACGAAATGCTAATATTGAACCTTATAAGAAGGAAAAAGTGAGGGTTCATTGACCGATTGGAAAGCTAAAATTAAAAGGAAAGAATATGAAAGTCTCGGAGAATGTATTGCCTCGGACCAGGTTCCGGCGTCTCTTGTCGCTGAATACTTTACCGATGAAAAATTTAAAAAATGGTATAAGAAGAAATATGCCTGGAAAGAAGAGTTTGACCAACACGGTTGGAGTGCCGATGTAGAATTGGATTTAGGACGATGAGTTTAACGAGACATTTTAAATACGACTATGTCCAGGGCACAGCAACCACGGACCGTGGATCACGGATCTATGAAGTTCAGGGATTCAAAATGCCCAGCGTCACAACAATACTTGCACAGACTAAAGATGATGAGTATATACGCCAATGGAGAAATAAAATTGGAAATGAAGAAGCGGACAGAATATTCAACCTATCTAGTAAACGGGGCACTGCCATGCATAAGTTCTTGGAGAAATACATCCAAGGTACGGGTTACGACGATCTTACGGAAATTGGTGTCCAAGCCAAACCGATGGCTCAAAAGATTATTGAAGTAGGTTTAACTCCTGTTAGCGTATACTATGGATCAGAAGTTACGCTGCATTATCCCGGCCTTTACGCAGGCACAACAGATTTAACTTGTTTACACAATGGCAAAGAAACTGTGGTAGATTTCAAACAAGCCAATAAACCTAAGAAGCAAGAATGGATTGATGACTATTTCCTACAAACATCAGCATATGCTATGGCTCATGACTATGTTTATGGCTCTAACATTGAACAATGTGTAATAATGGTATGTACTCCTGACCTATATTACCAAGAATTCAAGATTGACGGGCTTCAATTAAGGTCATGGAAGCATAAGTTTTTAAAAAGATTAGATATGTACTACGAAAAGAAAAGAGACTACAAAGAAGAAAGACAAATAGATACTAACGAACTACTGAAAGAGTTTGAGAAGGAGGCAAATGCAAGAACGAATATACAAAGCACTAATAAGTAAGTACTCAGCCCAAATGGAAGAGGCTCTACTGAAAATAGATATGCTTATGTCCGGCAATAATCAGCCCATCATTGTAAATCATACTGATATCCTAGGCGAGATAGATAAATTATTGGCTATTGTTGCGGATGCTGACGAGAAGATGGCCAAATTAAGGCGCTTTTATGGCACTCATTAGGCAGCCATTTTACATATAGTGTTTCTGGCTACAAATCTAGTTGGAAAAATAAAATTACGTTTGTAAACTGTATTTCTGTCATTTTGAGCTACTATCATTGGTACACAACACTTCTAGCTGACGGTTTACGATTTTGTAAACTGTCAAAGATGTCAGTACCTTCAAAAAAGCTAGCAATGACGTAGGGCAATGGGGTCTACGGGCGACATTTTACTTTTTAAATGTAAATTTGTGGTATAAATCCCTATATGCGAAGAAAAAAATCTAAATATAAACATGTCTCTATTGCGAAGAAGAAGTACTACTTCTACAAAATTAACTGGATTGATATCACGTCTGATGGTGGTCATGCGACGGCTGAAGAGTTTGATAATTTCGAAGCTTCGAAAATGGTAAGCTATGGATATGTTTACAAAAAGACAAAGAAATTCTTATACACTTTCGCCAGCTATGATGAGAAAGATGCAGTCTTTTCAGATAGGAATATATTTCCTATTGGGTGTATTATTAAAATGGAGAAGTTAGATGTTTGATCCGAATAAAATTGTTATTCTTGGGTGGACGTTGGTGTTTTTGGCTCTGGGGTTTTCTTTTCTTTTGAATGTGTATTAGATGTGGCCTCAATCTGAGTGGATGCAACTATTTCTGGTGGTGTTTGTTTTTTCCCTTTTTTATTGGGTAATGATTTCAGCTCCGCTTTTATCTCTTCGATAGGTTTGGCGTCCAGTATAGGACTATACTCCTCTATAATATCCTTCATTCTTTTCTCTAGTTCTTGTTCAGTCATATCTTCTAGTTTGCCGGTCTTGATTATCTTCTGTTCAATATATAATCCTGCGGCCTTACCTCTAGCTACTTCAGCATTCACAGCTGATGAAAAGCTCCCCTTCTTTAGGGCTGCCTCTCTGAGTCTTGCCAATTCTTTGATGTGTCTTTCAAAGTCTATTGCGTATTTGTTTTGTACCTCTTCTCGCAGCTCTCCAATGTATTGGACTACTAAGGGATATACTTTGGGATTCCTTAATTCACTGGCTCTGACTCGGGCCGACTCTTCAGCATAGCCTGACTCCTTAGCACATTCGTATGGTGTCATTCTGCCTTCATTGTATACATACAATTCAGCAAAGCGCTTTTGCATATCGGTTAATCTCTTTGGTACTCCCATACTTGACTATTACAGTAAGTTAGAGTACAAGTCAATTATGAATAAAGATGATAAAGAAGCATTCGCACAGAAGATAGCCCAGATGGAAGATTCAGGAACATCTTCTATAGAGATGTTAAGAGAGATGCTCCACAAAGAGAAAGCTTTGCGTAAAGAAGCTGAAGATTCTTTGGCTTATGCTTTGAGTGATGATGCTCGACAGAAAGAAGCCGATGCGTTGATGATGAACAAGTTGGAACGCATTAATGAATTAGAAAATATTAATGACTCACATAAAGAATTTAATGGAAAATTACAACTTCGCTTGACAGAGGTAGAAGAAGATAATAAGAAGCTAGCACAACAAGTTGAAGATCTTTCCAATATAGTTCAGAAACTTAGAAGCGATGGTGTTCTCTAATGCTTAAAGCTCAAGAGTTAGAGAAAATTGTCAGAATGTTTAATGATAAGAGTCTTGTAGGCAAGGAGTCTAGAGTCTCTGTCGAATTACCGAATGGTGAAATGTACGACATCAAAGAAATATTTTTAGCACAGAATAAGATCATAGGATCTCGTGAAACTCATCGTTTAGTTATTAGAATTACGAAAGAAATTGCACCACCCGGGGAGGTTATAGCCAAGCTATAATTACTCCGAATATGAAATGGCACCTGAGAGAAAATTATACCAGGATCTCAAACGCAATACTCCCGGAATATTGTGGAACAGGATTGAAAACCTTGCTGGTATCGGTGTACCTGATCTGTTGGGGTACAATACTTCTGGTCACTTTTTCACTGTTGAATTAAAAGTTACGAAAAGTAATTCTGTTCGTTTCTCACCACACCAAATAGCCTTCCATAAGACACATCCACAAAATACATTTATCTTAGCCAGGCACCTTGGTCAACGGTGCCTGAAACTTGTTCCAGGGTCCATGCTTGATGATCTATTGAGGGAAGGTTTTGCTTGCTCGTCCATTGCTCGTGCATCGTGGCCCACGGTGCTTGCTCGTCTGTCTGCTTGCTAGTTTATTTTGCTTGTTGCTTGTTGGTTCGGGGTTTGTGAACCGGGAACTGTTGGTAGCGTGCAGGTCTTCAGGCTTAGTGTTTCCTGTATTGAATTTCTTTGACATCTTTGCTCCAGCATGCTCTGCAGTCCATGCACTTGCCGCCCTGATCAGGGGCCGGGCATACATGACCTGCTCTAGGCTCAGTCACGACCGTGGACCAATGAGTCCAGGCCTGACCGGGCACGGTATCATTCTTTGCATTGCTTAATCTAATAACTAAATTGGGCGGAATTGTGGATCCCGGAAGAGGCAAGTACTTGCGCTCCTGAGTGGGTAGCCAGTGCATTGTATCCGGCGTCGCTTCACATACTCTGAAGATCTGTTGAAGGTGCCAGGCCGACTGCAGGTCCCCTGAGTCGTGCCATCTAAAATGCTTGATCCCCTGTATGAGCTTAACCATAGCCGGCACCCAGTCAGGGTGCTTGAGACTATCCAGTCGGCGTGCTAGTGCGTCCTTCACGTTGGGGAATCTATACCGGCCCTTCAGCGCATAGCATCCGTGGCACGGGGTCCCTTCAATCAGGGCCAGCTTCGCGCCAGTCTGACAGGCAGACGCCGGCAGGTTATATGAGCCCTCAGGCATCTTGCCTGGAGCTGATAGGCCTCCGGTTATCTTGCTTGCTTGTTTCTTTAACATTTTTTAATTCTACTTTCTAATTGTGGTGAGCTTGTGGCTTGAAGCTTGTATTTTTAATCTTAGTAATTCGAAGAGCGCGCAGCTGCGAGCTGGACAGCGTCCTGCCGCCGTTAATATTTAAAAAAGACTCAGGCCGCATGATGCTGCCATCGTGAGCCTGGTATAAAAATGAATATTTAGATTCTTTCTTCAGCATTATTTTAATTTTATTTTTGTTAATTCCATGTTTGATTCTTCATGCAGCTTGTCACTATGATTCAGGATCTTGTCCAGTCCTTCTCGGAGCTCTAGAATTGCTTTAGGTTGTTTGCGTGCATAAAAATGGTCATCAATTGTTTGAATTGCTTGGACCAGAACAGCGTGTTGCTTGTTTATTTTTTCAATTGTTTTTTTCATAATTTATTCCTTTCATTGCTTGCTTGTTTATACTTTTAAATTGTGTTCTTTTTTTGTTGCCCAGGCGCCTGGCTGTGCTAGCCCCGCCGCGCCTGAGCTGAAGATCTACTTCTTCTTAGAAGCTAAATCTTTATTGATCTTGTTCACGGCAAAATTGCAGCCGAAAGCAAAACCCAGCCAAAGGAGCCTACGCTCTTCTGGCAAACTGTGACCCTGTACGTACTCATGGAATTCCTTCTCACTTTTGAAGGTTCTGAAGAGTTCGACAGGTTTAAATCGTGAAGACATGCTCCCATAATATCCCAGAGCTCAGGCCCTGTCAAGTCCTTTCTTGCTCGCTTGTTGGTCCATGCTTGCTTGTGGCTTTTTAACTTTAAATATTTTTCCGCCGGTGTTTGAGCCCCCGTAATAACTTGGCCAGCATATAGAGTCTAAAAATTTCTCGCAATGCTTAACGTAAGCGCGACTGAGGTCGCGCTTATCGTGGACGAAGTAGTTTAATAAATTGTTGTGTCTAGATCTAATCAAGTAGCACCATGTATTCTTTAGCAAAGTACTGTCTAAACCAGCCCAGACCATCTCTTACTTTTTGCCAGTCGTTCTGGTGTTCACTGAAGCCCAGGGCCTGTCCAGTCGCGGCATCCTTACGCTCAGCCTTCAGATTCAGCTGAATGACATGATCATATACAACCGCTGCGAATTCCGGCAGCTGGATCGATTCACCACTGAAGGGATTCTGTCTCGTTACTAACTCTGTGCTCAACTCACCAGCTTTTAAATCATATGGCAATTTAAGCTTTTTGTTTTTATAGTTTATTGTTTTCATGTTTACCTCTTTCTAATTCCA